ATCAATCACATGAATGTTTATCGTATTTATGATCGTGTAAATCTTTCTTGTTTCTAAAACTCTCATCGCATAAAGGACAAGGTTGACACATTCTATAATTAACCATTTTTAGCCATCTCGATCTTTCTAAAACTATGCTTAGTTATAAATGTATGCAAGTCTGCATCTTTTTTAATTTCGAATTTCATTCCACACTTATAACATCTGTATATGAATTTCATTTTTTTCTAGACCTTCTATATTTCTTTAACCATGCAACTGGTGGATCATCAGGATATGACTCTGCTTTCATTTTACATCTTCCAAAATTTTCACGTATCTCATTATCATTCCTGCTGAGCAACCAGAAGCCTCTGAAAGAAGCCTGAAAGATATGTGTGGATGATTACCATATTTTCTCATTTTGTTATACCACCACATGATCTGCAAGTTGAGAATCCATTTGAATGACCATCATTATTTCCATAAGTCCATGTAAATCCTTCTGCAGAGCCACATTTTTTACACGCATCTCTGTATTCATGTCCTGCTGCTGGAGGATCACCAAGCGTAGGCATTACTGTTTCACCCAATCCTCATTATGGCATGAACACCTGCAATGATATTCGCAATTTATAGTGGCACAGGTAGTGCATTTAAGAATCACATCAATTCCTCATCTATCATATCATATACCTCTTCATCTATTTCACCATCTTTAATCTTATAACCCTTTGGTTTTTTCTTGTATTTTTCATAATGACATCCTTTCATGATATATAACCCTTATACTCTTATATAAATCTATCAATCAAAAAAAATGTCTTCGAAATTTCGGCTGCCTTCGGCAGCCTTAAGCTAAGTCTTTATCGTCAGCGAGTCGGTCTGACTCCTCACGAATCTTGTCTTCAGCGAGGAAGTTGAGTTTCCAAAACGTACTACGATCTTCCCTAGGAATCTTATTAGGATCTTTCTTACCGAATACATGAGTAAACCAGTTTAGAATAACGTTATAGTCATGTATCTCTAACTCTACCATATTTAAACCATGTTTTTGTGGTAATAAATATTCGCCTAGCTAGGTCGTCACTCTAGTCCTCCCTTTCGAGTTAGTCTAATCAGGTATGCAAACTCACACTACTAGGCATATAACAATATTTATAAGGTTATTTAATCTTTGTGTGATATGGTATTAGGCATAGCCGAAGATAAGGTAGAGAAAAAGAGTTGCTCCTGCGTTAAAAATGAGGGTAGAAACCCATATTGTAAGACGCATGGAGATCAAAAAAACAGAACATAAAAATAACAGATTTTGACAAAGTTTATAAATCAGTGTATTGAGTAACTTATATGGGATTTACGGATACCATAAAAGGTGCATTTGGTTTTAAGACTAAGGCATTCACAGAAACAACTGCTAGACCTAGTATAGCACAGCCATATTTCTCTACAGATACTGGTGCTAAACTACCTATATTCCCATTCCCACTCATAATGATTTATGAGTTGGCAGATAACATAGACGCTATTAGGATACCTATTGAAACACTTAACAGGGAATTGTTTAAAAACGGATTTGAGGTTGTTGAAAGGTTTAAATACAAATGTCAGGAGTGTAGTAAGGAATTTGACTATAAACCACTTAAAGTTGAAGAAGGAGAAGAGACAAGTGAGATAACTACAAAGGCAAACGAAAATTTAGAATGTGATACTTGTGGAAGCAATGATATTGTAAGACCAGAGCCAAGAAACCGAAAAATACTCGAAAAACTAGTTAATGATCCAGTAAACGGAAACGGACAGACTATTGAAGACGTTGCAAGGATGTTAGAACGTGATTTAGAGATTGCAGACAATGCATACTTACTTTTATTGAAAAATTATTGGTTAGATGATACTACAGGAAAGATTGATCATGAAAAGACCGAAATTAAGGAATGTTTAAGAATTGATCCACCTCAAGTCGCTATGATAGCCGATTCAGATGGTAGAATTGGTTTTGACGACAAAAGAAACAAAGTTTGGGTTTGTCCACGCTTTGAACATCGAGATAAGCGATTATTAAGTCCAACTTGCGACAGATGTGGTGCAGAAGGCATAAAAGCAATAATTGAAGTCAATTCAGTTTACTCTTTGGGTATTCCACAACCAAAACGTGTTATTTATGGTGAAGGTGAAGTTATTTGGAAGGCAGGTAAGTACAGACCAGCATTAGTATATGGATACTCTCCAATTTACGCAGTATGGTCAAAAGCAATGTCATTATCACATATGGATGAATATATTAGAAAATATTTCGATAAAATGCGACCTCCAAGAGGTATGTTAGTAATTGCGTCTCGTAATTACGAAACATTTAGAAAATCATGGGATATGCTAGAACAGAAGGCACAGGAAGATCCATACATGATACACCCACTTTTAGTCGAACAGGAGAAGGGTGGTAAGAATTTAGCACAATGGTTGGACTTTACAGGTTCACTTAAGGAATTAGAGTTTATTGCAGTGAGGCAAGAGCTTAGACAGATTATAGGTGCAATATATGGCGTATTACCTTTGTATTACGGAGAAATGCCTTCTGGTTGGTCACAAGAAGGATTACAGGTCACAATAACCAATAGGGCAGTAAAATGGGGGCAAGACATACTTTACAAGTCATTTTTCAGGAGATTAGGAGAAGTTTTGCACGTTGAAGATTGGGATTTGAAATTGAAGGAAGCAGAAGAGACAGACGAACTAATGCACTTACAAATACAAGGAACTGAGATTGAAAACATGACAGCACTCGCTGCACTAGGATTTGAGATTACAAGATCACATACTGGTGAATTCAAGGTTTCAAAAGATCCAGTGATAGGCATGAGAGAAATGATGGAAATGGGGCAAGGAGGAACAGATGGAAGAGGAAAAGATGGAGTTGCAGCACCCAAAGAAGAGAGACAGAGTATGCAGGGCGAACCGAAAAATAGACGACCTTCAGACATAGGAGGTATAGCACAAGGCAGTCCGTCTAGTGGTAAGGGAACTTCCATGAGTAAGAAGAATTATCCAGATGGTATTACACCTATTAATTTTCAAGTAGTTAAAAACACGTTACAGAGTGCAGTAGATCATGGATGGAAAAAGACAAAGACTGTAGAGCAATTAAGAAAGTATGGTAGTATGACAGTAAGACAGGCTAGGGAAATAGTTAAAAAGGAGTTTGAGTCAGTAAGGAGGTGGGAAAATGAAGAAGGAGAAAATAAAGCACCAGCATAAAGAAATCACAAAGGCTACTGTACAAGTAAAGGCAGTACCTACAACTGAACATAAGTTGGAAGTTAAGGCTAAAATTGTTGAGGTAAAAAAACCAAGCAATGTATACAGTGCAGATTACAAATTAATAGATGATACTATAGAAGAGATCAAAAAGTCTTGTAGAAAGGTTTGTACAAGTGACTATGCTGCAAATAACGTGTATATAATTCTGCAGTTGGCTTTGAAGAAAGTTACACAGGCAGAAGCATAATGGCAACAAAATTAAACGTAGATACTGGTGGATTCGGTATTGGTAAGAAACTTTGGGAAAAGCACCAAGCTGACGAGTTTACACACGTAGATAATTACAAGGAAGCCATATGTATCAACTGTTTCACTAAAGACGCTTCATCTGCTACTATAGCAGATATATGTGGTGAATGTGCTGGTAAGCGTGGTAGAGAGCCATTACTTGCTACAATATCGCAAAAACTGTATGGTTTATGCTTTTTTTGTGGAGAATACAAATTTCAGATAGAACAGATAAATGCTAGATTCTGTAGAAGTTGTCACAGAAAAATAGCCAATGTAACTAAAGAATATAATAAAAAAGGTGGAATGTTAGGTGCTGATCCATTCTGGTTAAGCATGAAGAAGAAACATGGAAAAGATTGGAGACATAGTTTTAATGATCCAACAACATCAATTAGACGCTGATACTTGACTTTTTGTTGGAAAATCTCTGTGACTTGGTTTTAAGTTTATTTTTGTCACTTTAGGTTTTAAAATAATGTTTATCCTATCCATAACCGTATCATAGTAATTTATCTGATTTTCTGCCTTTACTTTTGGATTTGCATCATATCCATAATATCTGTCGACTCTAAACTCTAAAAGTGATTTTCTAAGAGTTTTTGGCATTATTTTTATTTTCATACTGTTTTTATCGAATTTAATATTCTTTTTTTGTAATTGTATTTCTTTACCATCTTTATACTGTAATAAATCATGTTCTCCGTTTCTAAAGTGAACAATAGACCTTTCCATTCTAGGTCTTTCTTTTTGTTTTGAAGATTCGGTAACCACCCATAAATGATTCTCTTTGCCATCTAAAGACAAATACATTGCTGTTACAGGAGAATGATGAATTTTTTCATTTACTCTATCTTTATACATCTTCAAGTATTCTTCTTCTGTTTCATACACATAGAATGCAGTACCCATTATAATGGATTAAAAAACCTTATTAATAACTGTTTGTATTTTTAAGCATGGAAGAACACATTAAATGTTCTTGTGGCTCTAAGAAATATGGATATGAGTCTGACGAAATAGGATACATATATGTATGCTATAAATGTGGTAATTATTCAGGCAAAGGGGTACATCCAATGCTATTGGAACTAACAACATCAGATCCTACACTACTCATGTATATGATAGAGTCAGGTATGCTTAAAAAAATTGAAGGAAAGGAAGACAAATTCGACTATGGAAAATAATACTTTTATACTTTTCCGATACGTTAAAATATGGAAGAATCATTCCCAAACTTTGGCTATGAAGTTATACTTATAGTCATAGGTATATTTTTGTCTGGTCTAGCAGCAAGTTTTATTGGTAGACTCAAAAAGAGGCAGGACTGTCTAGAAAAGATACAAAAAAACGTAGAAGAATTGAACAAGAGGTCTTATCGTATTGAAAAGACCATCATTATACTTGCAAAATTACAAGAGGATACTATATCAAAAACCCACCCTGAACTCAAGACTGAGTGGGAAGAGATTGTGAAGGAATTACTAGACACAGACTATCCATCTAAGGTATAATCTTTATATATATGGGTTCTGTATCTCATCTCATGGTAGATCCAGTACTAATAACAGTTGGAGCAGCAGTAATAGGTGCAGGGCTTAACACCGTAAGGGGTTATCTGCATTCTGAAGGCGACTCTTATTCTGCAAAGAAACTAGCAGGAGCATTGATCATATCTACATTTGCTGCAATAGCAGTGGCACAGACCATAGCTGTTGATTCAGTAGGTCTAGTAGGATTGGCTCTGATAGGACTTTCAACAGGATTCGCAGCAGACTTTGCTATTACTAAAGCCAAAAAAGACTAGATAAGGCAGGTATTCTATTAAAACTACCTTTACTTCTTTTTTCAAAATATTTATATGCTATAGCAATATGCTGTATATATGAGTGATGAAGTCTTCTTTAACAAGATGGTCACCAAAGGTTTAGAGCCTATAGAGTCAGACGGAAGGTTCTTCGAGGGATATTTGACAGTTCAAGTTAAGGACAAACAGGGAGAAGTTACAATAGTAGATGAGTTATACAAAGTATTGCCAATATGGATGGATAGGGGAGCACCTATCACAGATACACATTCAAACAGGGTAATAGGAAAGGGTATTAATTTTGCTAGGTCTGATTATACAGATGCTAACGGTGATATATATCCAGCAATCAAGGTTACAGGAAAGATATACAAAGATTATGAATTAGACAATGAGATATGGAGAAAGATTAAATCAGGTGAGTACAAGGGATTAAGTTTCGGTGGCTCTACCAAGACAGACAGAGAACCAATGAGAATGAAAGATGGTTCAATAGCATATTCACTATCCAAACTGGAACACTATGAAGTTGCAGTATGCAAAGATCCAGCAGTTCCATTAGCAGTTATTACAGATATAAATCCAATAGCTAAGGCTAACATGAATTGTGACCATACAGGTTGTTATGTTACAAAGCCAATTCTAGGTGAGCCTAACTTTGAGGCAGCAACAAGAAAGGTAATGAGAGAATCAGACGTACCAAGAAAGAATGCAAAGAGAATAGTGGGAGCAGCAGAGAATAAGAAAGCAGTAATATGCAAAGATTGTGGATTACCAAAGAAGAAAGCAAAGAAAGTATTACCAGACAAGAGTAGAGGTATTATGAGCCTTAGCGATCAAGGTAGACCATTCACTGAACAACAAGAAGACGCTAGGGGTGTTTATGATGATAAGATATGTCCACACTGTCAACAGAAAATAATAGATCCAGAAACAGATTTGGGTGTTACATCAGAAGAATATGAAAAACTAGGAGATATATCAACACGAAAATCAAAATCAGATACCTGTTCAACCTGTGGTCAGAACAAATATGGTCAGCATAATTTTGTTCATGACAGAATGTATGACGATATAGACAATGAAGGAAGATATTATAAACGTGATGACAAAACAGGAGTACATAACAGAGTATATAATTTTAATGACGCAACACACTATTCAAAGAGAACAGCACCTTATGAGGAAGCAAGTCCTGAAAATTATCATAATCAGACTCCAAAACATACATTGCATGATATTGAAACACATAAAGATTTTAAAAAGCATCCATCTTATCCTGAACATCAGAAGTTTTTAAAAGAATGGAAGACACATCCTATGAACCCAAAAAACAGGAAGAAGGGTAAAGGAGTAAAGGAAAGAAAGAAGAGAAAGAAACAATCTCAGGGAATTGGAAATAAAAGAAATTGGAGCACATTTAAATCACTCCTAGATACGAACAAAGTATTAGGAAAATATCAGGGTAATGCAATATCACTCGCTAGAATATTAGATAAAGACGCACCAAAAGATATTGCAAGACCACATCAAACAGGTAATGTTCCAAAGAAAAACCCAAAAGAACCAAAAGGTCAATCTCATGCAGCACAAAGTACAGAAGCAAGATTAGGTACTGAGACTGGAGATATTTCTCCATCAGAAGGTTGGTATCGTGATAGTCAGGGTGGGCAACCTGATATTTCAGGAAGAGATGAAAGTGTAATGAATTATGTTAATCCAGACACATCAGATCTGAGATATATTAAACCTTCATTTGCTAACCCAAGAGGAGATCCAAGAAAAAGAAAATC